GCGGCGTTGAACCTGTTTGGCAACCAATGGAATACTATCGTAGTTAATTCTTACGACCTATCTACCGCGAATACGGGAATAATCGAAGCGTTTAATGGTATCCCTGACCCAACAACACCGACAGGGCGTTATGCAGCTATCATATTCAAGCCGTTCATTGCACTTACGGGTAGCGTTGAGGATAGCAATGTAGGCACTCCGAATGTATTGTTAACCGATGCTGACAAACTGAATTGCACTATTGCCGTATGCCCTGCGCCACTATCGAAAGGTTTTGCGATGGAAGCGGCGGCTAACATGTGTACTTTGTTTGCCCGCATCTGTCAGGACACGCCTAATCTCGATGTCGAAGGGTTGAACTACCCCGATATGCCGCCAGCGATAGGCGTGCCATTGATGACGAGCTATGATGTGCGTGATGCAATCGTGAAGCTCGGTATGTCAACAGTCGATGTCGTTGCAGGGGTTTATCAGGTTCAGGACTTTATCACTACCTACCATCCGATAGGTGAAGTTCCTCCGCAATATCGTTATTGCCGTAACCTTGATTTGGACTTTAACGTCCGTTTTGGGTACTATCTGTTGGAGCAGACAAACGTCGTTAACCACCAGATAGCTAATGATGGAGACACGGTAACGGCTACCGGTGTTATCAAGCCTAAGACGTGGAAGGGAATACTATTCGCCTATGCTGATTCGTTGGCGCAGAATGGCCTGATAGCCGATCCGAAGTTCATGCAGGTAAGTATCACCGTCGGTATCAGTTCGATTAACCCTGACCGTCTGGAAACATTCTTCAGGTACAAGCGTACAGGTGTAGCGAGGATATTAAGCACGACGGCAGAGGCGGGATTCAATTTCGGTAATGTATAAATAGTATAATATCGGGGCGACCCGTTTATAATAACAACTAAAAGTATTCAAAATGGCTTCTTACGGTGGCGATATAACTGAAATTACCTGCAATAATCCCAATGTTGGCAGCCTTATTATGTTCGGTAAATCAAGCGAGGATAGCACCTACGATTTAGGTGGAATCCGCACAGGTGATGACGCCAACATGATCGACGGTGCGGGTAATGCGATATACCAAAAGAATCGTGTTCGTCCATCGTTTATGGTTAAGATGCGTTGGGATATGCTCAATTCTCAGGAGTTGGAGTTTTTATCAGCCGTAACAGCCGACCCATCGGAAAGCGTTTGGACATTCACTAACATTAATGGCACTATCTACAAAATCACAGGAACGCAGGTAGGCGATTTGAACGGTAACGGTAACAGTTCGACCATTGACCTGAAAGTATCAGGTAGCGGAACAATGCAAATTATATAATTACACATTATTATGAGTGCAATAAGCAGGGAGCAGGCTACTAAGGAAATAACGGCATGGCTTGATTATAAGAAAATCAAAGATAGCCAGCGCGAGGCAAATAAGCCACAAGTGGACGCTATGATTGACGCTATGGAAGCGGGTACTATCTCTATGGATGAGAATACTTACGCCATTACTCAAAAGTTAGATGTTCCCGATAGTGTTGGTTCGTTGTTTACCGACCTTACATATAAGGCCCGTATCAGTATCGGTGAATTGCAGCGTGCGACATCGGCGGTGAAAGCTACCGACTTCGATGGTAAGATTACGGGTTATATATCGGCATTGACAGGTAAGCCATTTAGCCATATTCAGAAATTAGACAGCGAGGATTATAAGATAGGTCAGGCTATTGCGGTTTTTTTTATGTAGTAAATGACAAAAACGAACTTATCAATATTGACCATGTAATTAAAATCGTTGGTTATGAAATGAAATATAGAGCGACCGAGATAGGGTCGCTTTTTTTAGATAATCTCGATTTTGAAGGTATTTTATATTGGTACGAAACGATTTTAGAGATTAACAAACCGCAGGAAAAACAGAAAAGATAGTATGCCATTCATCATCCCCACAATTTATACTGCAGTTGACCGCATGAGTGCTACTGCTGCCAAAATAGGGGCGGCTAACACGGCTATGGGCGTATCGACTACGGTTGCGGCGGCTAAGATGGAACGGAGCCTTAACAAAGTCAACGCATCGGCTATGGCTGTGGGGACTACTACTGCTGCCGTCGGGTTGGCTATACTCGTTCCGTTGGGATTAGCTACTCATGCCGCTATGGACTTTGAAAAGCAGATGAGTAATGTCAGCACCCTTGTCGATACTGCTACCGAGAGTATGTCGGCTATGGGCGACCAAGTATTGAACATCTCTAAGCGTGTTCCTGTTGCTATTAATGACCTGACACAATCACTTTACTATATCAGGAGTGCGGGAGTAGATGCTGCCGATGCTATGAACGTGTTGGAAACCTCAGGGCAGCTTGCTGTGGCGGGGTTATCTACCGCAACGGAATCGGCTAAAGCTATTACATCTGCAATGGTATCATTCAAGGCGCAAGGGTTAACATCTACTCAGATTGCTAATTCATTTTTCCTTACCGTAAAAGAAGGTAAGACAAAAATGGAAGATTTGAACGCAAGTTTTGGCGATAACGCTCCATTAGTTGCATCGGCTGGTATCAAGTTGCAGGAATTTAACGCACTTACGGCGACAATGACCAATGCAGGTATGACCGCATCCGAGGCGCAAAATTCATTGAGAATGGCGGTGTTAGGACTTATAAAGCCGACCACCGACATGAATACCATCTTTCAAAAACTGAATGTTACAACAGGTGAGGAACTGATACAAAGAATGGGTGGCCTTGACTCTGCCTTAGATGCCGTTAAAGCATCGGCACAGGGCACTGGTATCGAAATGGCTCACCTGTTCAACCGTACTGGCTTAACATCGTTTACTGTACTTACTCAGCTATTGAGCGACCAAGCTAAAGCGAATATCGCACAGCAATCGGCGGGTACACCTGCACTCATGGAAGCGTTTAACAAGCAATCAGCAACGGCGGCGGCGAACTGGCAATTAATGAAGAATAACCTTGAGATAGCGGGTATCAAGATAGGTACATTGTTACTGCCTGCTGTTATTTCACTTACAAACGCCATTATATCTATCGTTGATCCGATTGCAAAGTGGGCGGAGAATAATAAGAAGTTGTCAGGGTTTATAATTACAACCGTTGCGGCATTGGGATTGCTAAGCCTGACAATATCTATCTCATCTTTCCTGATAGGTGGCATAACAAAAGCGGTTTGGTTGTGGCAAGCAGCTATGACTGCATGGAATTTTATTAGCGGTTTTGTATTGTTTAAATTAGGGTTGCTCAATGACGGTATTATCCTTAATGCGACAGCTACGAAGGGTGCGACATTCGCAATGAACGGGTTTAATAGCACATTATCAGTAACGCTCGGCTTTATTACGGCTATTGCGCTTGGGTTATATGAAGTGAATAAATTAATGAATGAATGGAGTGCAAAGAATCCACTTCAAAAGGAAATAGCGCATAAAAATAGTTGGTTCAATACAAGGGCTACTCCTATTTATGATTCATTAGTGAAACATGGATTTACACCTGACCAAATAGAGCAGCAAGCAAATGATAGTCAAACATATACGGGCGTAGGTAAAGCGGCGACTACGAGTAGTCAAAACGTAAACCACCATTTCACCATCGACCTAAAAAGCGACGGAAAGGTAGTAAAAACAATAAATAGCGGAGATTTAACCCCATCAATGAGTAGTACAAGCGATAATTATAGCAATGATTGACATTGAAATATTAGAATCGGGAAACGGGGGCGAGATGTCCATAGCAGGTAATGACATACGGGTCGTTACGGGTTATGAGAACATGCCGTATCTCAGCAATTTTGGCGGTCAGAATTGGTGGGCTAATAACCTATTGCTCAATACTAATAATGATTTTGAATTTAACGCTACGACCGAGCAAGTATTACTAACAACGCCGTTAAACAGCAATGGCAGGTTGATAATAATTGAAGCTATTACCAATGATCTAAACTACATCATCCAGAATGTACCTAATACGGTTATAAACGTAACGGCTAAAATAGTTTCGGATGATAGACTGAACATTACTATCAGTTTCTTAGGGTTGACGTTCTATTACTATTGGAATCCGTCAAGCGGGGTATTAATGAGCGTTGCAGGTGCAAGGGTATATGTCACAGAGGATGGTGGTGCGGTTTACGGCACAGAAGATGGAAGTGAAAGTTATACATGGAGTTAAAACAAAGCAAACAATATGAAACGAATACTATTATTAGTAACAATGCTTATCAGCCTGACGAGTCAGGCGCAGCAAAAGTCATTCAGCCAGATAACGCCGGGAACGCCTAACGATACCTGTCAGATTATGGCGGTAAAGGATAGTAATGGGGTTAAATACGATAGACTGCTAAATGCTACCGATTTACGCACTTACTTCGGTGGTAGTAATGGGTTGCAGAATGTTATTTTTAACGGCGACACATCATCGCTACCCGCGTATTTTACCGATGGGTTGGGTCATAAGCTTGCCGCTATTGGTTTTGCGAGTAGTTTGGGTGGTAGTATTATATGCGGGTCGATTGATTCCATATATCCCGCAACGCCAACGGGTAATTTTATCGCATACGGACTTGATAGTATAGGTATTCAAGCCTCGATGACTAATGGCGCTACGGTTTCGTCTGTAAGTTTATCTGCAAACCGAGACAGTTTAAAAGTGCATGGCGGCGGCTCATATACTCAGACTTTGCAGGTTAAAAACGGCATAATTGCAGACCTTTCAGATATAGCCGCAATTGCTACACCAACGGTTACTTTACAGCAAGCGACAACAGCAGGGAATACGACTACGAATCAGATTAAAATATCAGGCGCTATTGATACAATGTATATTAATGATACACTTATTGCATGGTATCGCAGCGGTGCCATATCTTTCGGTTTAGGAAAATTCGGAAGTACTACTCAGCCTCAATTGAGAATGCATGGATCGGGCGGAGGATTGGCGGCAATATCATGCGCTACGGCGGGTTCTGGTACTTATATTATCGATGACTACGGTTCAACTGGTCAGCATTTTGCAATGAAAAGTGATAGCGGAATATTTGCGAGTCGATATTATGTAGATAGTGGATTTGCTACAATTCCTACCGCTCACCCAGCAGGTACACCAACATTCGTATATGGCGCAGCAGCAGGTAGCCCGACAATAACGGCAACCGTATCAGGGGATGATGCAAGTGGGTTTATCACTTTCAATACAGGTGCAGCCCCAACAAGTTCGGGAACAGTATTTACAATGACTTTTAACACATCATGGCATAATGCAACCGTACAGTGGTTTAATACGGTTGGCGGAACGGCCGCGGGCAATGCGCTTATAAATGGTTCATCAGCTATACAAACAAATCGAAGTGCCTCGGTAACATTTTCTGTGAGTGGTACGGCATTAAGTGCTAATACGGGTTATACTATTGGGTATATTGTGATAAACGGGTTGTAGCAATGTGGTACATTATCACATCGGATATTAGTGTATCAATCGGATGGCTCGCATCATTCATACATTGGTGCAATAAAGTCGCAAAAGAGAATGAAGGTTTTGAGCATATAAAAAAGGGGTATTAAAATGACAACCATTCCAACATTAGCACAGATATATGCAGGGGTTATTTCAGATATAGAAACTGAGTTTGGTATAACCCTAAACCCATTCGGTAAGTCCGCCTTACGGGCTATTGCTGCGGTATGGGCGGCATGTCTGAAACTGTACTATCTTACTCAGGCTTTCTTACAGAAAAATATATGGGCAGATACGGCAGACAGCGTTTCCATTGGTGGCACGTTGGAGCGTTTCGGTATGGTCAAGTTAGGCAGACTGCCATTCCCTGCAACGGCAGGATATTACACATGTACGGTTACAGGAACGACAGGCGCAACCATTCCCGCGCTTACTCAATTCAAGAGCGATGATGCGAGTCAAAGTCCGGGGTATCTGTTCATACTCGATACGGCATATACAATGCCATCAGGAACAGGGTCTATTACACTCAGGGCGTTAACGGCAGGAACGGTAGCGGAATTGAAGCTAACAGATACGCTTACATCTACATCACCTATTATCAATGTTAATTCAGGGTGTATAGTATCAGCTATTACCACCTTCCCGATAGATGCGGAAACAATCGAGCAATACAGGTATAAAGTAATACAGGCGTACCAACTAAGTCCGCAAGGTGGCGCACCTGCCGATTACCGATTGTGGGGACTTGATGCGGCAGGTGTTCAACAAATATACCCCTATGCTGATAGTGGTGCGGCGAATGAGATAAATATATTCGTTGAGGCTATATTATCCGACTCGGTAGGTCCACCGTTCAAAGGAGTGCCAACTACAACGATTTTAAACGCCGTTGCTGCCGATATCGAAGCCGACCCAACAACAGGTAGAGGACGCAGACCGTTAGGCGTATTCTTGGTCAATACGTTGCCTATTGTGCCTAAGAATGTGGACATAACCATTAACTCAGGTGGTACGATAACTACGGCACAGCAAACGACTATCAGGCAGGCGCTATTAGAAGGAATTGCTAATATCAGGCCTTTTATTGCAGGTGTT